CGCAGTGTGGGGAGTACGAAAGGAAAGCCACGCAGATAGCTTAGTTGCATTATACAGGTTCGAATCCTGTCCTGACTACAGCTATTCGAAATTTTCGAATAACTATTTAAAACAAATTAAAAACAAATAAATTATGAAAGCACAAACTTCTTTTAGAAATAGACATGGTGAACATATTATCATGACTTATGACGGAAAAGACACAGTTACTATGGTTGGTGGAGAGTTTTTTAAATTATTAGATTTTTCTAGAACTGCTGAAGATAATGATGGGAATATTATTATGTTTGATCCTCCTGGTGGTCCATGTATTTATGGGATGGCTTATTGGGAACCAGGTAATACTCATAAAACAAGTATGGATTTAGGGAAAATTGATCCAGTATTTAAAGGATTACATGTAAGTAATATTGAAATAAACAATGTAGCAGAAGTAGTAAAAATTAAAATTATTAAACAAGATGAAACAGGAAAACCAATTACAGACAAGCTTAGAATTAAAGAATCAGGAACAGAAGAAGGCTCTTAAAGCATGGCAAGCAGCAGGATTTAAAGGATCAGTATTCGCAGGTACTGGATTTGGTAAATCTCGTGTTGGAGTTATGGCTGCAGGAGAAGTTCTTAGAAAATGGGGAGGTAAAGCGTTAGTATTAGTCCCAACTAATCAATTACAAGATCAATTTGAAGAAGAGTTTAAGAAATGGGGATATGATGATATCTTAGATGACGTAGAAATCGTATGCTATCAATCGGCTTGCAAGTATGAAAACAAGCATTATGAAGTAATTATAGCCGATGAAGTTCATTTAGGGTTATCTGATGTATATATCCAATCGTTTACTAACAACACTTACAACAAATTACTTTGCTTAACAGCAACTCCTCCAGAAGATCCAATGTATTTAGTAAGATTACAAAAGCTGGCTCCTATTGTATATCATATTACTATGGATCAGTGTGTAAAGATGGGATTAATTAGCCCATATAAAATTTATTGTATTCCTGTTGAATTAACTGATGAGGAAAAGAAAAGTTACTCTAAAGCTAATAATATGTTTGTTCAGTATAAGTATAGACTAGGTCAGTTTGATGCTTTTAGTGAAGCTAACCAAATATTAGCTAATCCTAAATCTTATTCTAAAGAAGAATATACTAATGCACTTATGTTCTATAAAGCAATAAGAGATAGGAAAGATGTAGTTCAAAAGGCTTATAACAAAGTTTTATATGCTAGTAAACTAATTGGTTATCATGACGGAAGTAGAATACTAACATTTGCAGGTAATAATGAAATAACAGATGCAATTAATGCAACAGTTCAAAAAGATCACGGAGATATCAGTAGAGTATATCATTCCAAACTAGGGACTAAAGCAAGAAAACAAGCATTAGAAGATTTCAAGAATAAGACAGCAAATGTATTGTGCTCAACTAAAGCTCTTAACCAAGGCTTTGATGTATCTGATGCAGAGATAGGGATAATCTGTGGATTAGATTCTAAAAGCTTATCAATGATACAAAGAGTAGGACGATTGTTACGATTAAGTCCAGACAAAGTTGGAACAGTAATTATCTTGTATGTACCAAATTCTCAAGAAGAGAAATGGTTACAATCAAGTATAAAAAGTTTTGACAATATTGTTTGGATTGATAAACTTTCTTCTTATATTTGTATTGAGAATCAAGAATCAGTATAACAAAATTTATTATGACTATTGAAATTAATACTGATCTACTCAAACAGCTAGGTATTACAGCTGATGAGTTTTGTTTTTTGATCTTGACTTATCGCAAAGAGAGTATTGAAGATTTAAAGTTAATTGTAGACCAACACAAGTTAGAAGAAGCGGGGTACATTAAGTTGGGAGAAGACGAGGTCTTTCTTAGAGAACACTTTCTGCAATATGTAGAGAGTTCATTTGATAGGATGTGGCATGGTCTTCTCTCGACATACCCGCTTAAAGTTTTAGCTAATGGTCAATTACGAATTCTTCGTGCTAAAGATCCAACTTCTAAAGCTAACGCTAAAGCTAGAGCTAAGTATCAAAAGATTGTAGGTAATGATGTGATTAAACATCAGCACATTATTGAGTGCTTAATTAGAGAGCTACAATTGAGAAAGACTAGCAATAGTTTAGGTTATATGCAGCAGTTAGAAACATGGATCAACAACTATAGTTGGGAAAAATACAGCGATTTAAGTGAAGATGGAACAACAACCAAACTCAAGTCCGAAGGACGTATCACAAGACAACTCTAAAATAACTGAGTTTAGGCATATCAAAGATGCCGTTAACAAATCAATCCAAGAAGTTAGAAATGCAAAGCTAGGTAAGCGCATTGTGTTTCCGACTAAATGGCCTAGATTAAACAAACAGTTATTAGGTGGGTTGCAACCAGGCAAGATGTATGTTATTGCTGGTAGACCTGGTGTAGGTAAATCTGCATTTAGTAATCAGTTATTATTTGACTTATTAGATGTCAATGTCAATGCTCCTATAGTAGTATTGTATTGGACATTTGAGATGCCAGATTATCAACAGATTATGCGTGCTGCTTCAAATGATGCTAATCTAAAGTTCTCGCAACTTTATTCCGTAGATCAGCCATTAGATGACACAGGCATGCAGAAATACGAAGACGCTGCTAATAAGTATGCTAAATACCCTATTTACTTCTGTTCTATTCCACAGAATATGAATAAGATTAAAGACACGAACAATAAAGTATGTGCAAAGTATCCGTACCATACCATTGTAAACTTAATTGATCACACTCGTCTTATCATAGGATCAGAAGACACAGAATTGCAAAAGCTTAATACAGTATCAAAAGCCTGTATGTGGATGCAATCTAAAATGGGGTCAATAACAATCTTATTATCGCAGTTAAACAGGAATATCGAGCAAGAGTTCCGAGCTAAGAATCAATATCAACCATTGCTTACCGATTTGTTTGGTGGAGATTCTATTGGTCAGGATGCTCATGTAGTTATCATGCTACAAAGACCATTCGATTTGTACGGTATTACAGACAAGTATTGTGGAGAAGAACCCGAAAATCTTCTAGCTTGTCATATCGAAAAGAATCGTGATGGTTTATTGGGTATGATTCCCTTTGAAACAGATTTATCAACATTTACAATTAAAGAAAGAAAATGATTCAATTACCAACAGAAAAAGTTGCAGCGGCTAGAAAAAGCCCTAAAAACTTGGTAGTGTATGGTCAGCCTAAAGTAGGTAAGACAACAGCCTTAGCAAAGCTGGATAATTGTCTTATCATAGATTTAGAGCGTGGATCAGACATGGTAGAAGCTCTTAAGATTCAAGTTAGCAATCTTAAAGAACTCAGTGAAGTAGGCAAATCTATTATGGCAAATAAAAAGCCATATAAATACATTGCCATCGACACATTAACTCAGTTAGAAGTATGGTGTGAAGCAGAAGCTAAAGAGCTTTACAAACAAACTCCTATGGGTAAAAACTTTGATAGTGACAATAAAGGACTATCAATACTCTCATTACCTCAAGGTGGTGGCTATTTGTATTTGAGAATTGCAGTTAAGAAATGGATGGATAGGCTAGAAATGCTAGCTGATCATATCATTTATATTGGCCATCTCAAAGATAAAATGCTAGACAAGAAAGGTAAAGAAGTAGCAAGTAAAGATTTAGATTTGACTGGGAAAATCAGAAACATTGCATGTGCAAATGCTGATGCTATCGGACTAATCTATCGTGAAGGAGACAAAACAATGATTTCATTTGATTCTAGCGAAGACATTAACGCAGGATCAAGATGCGAACATTTACGAGGCCAGAAGATGGAACTGGACTGGAAGAATATTTTCATCGATTAATTAAACTTTTAAAAACAAAAACCAAATGAGCATAGATGCTAGAGTAGAGACTACTGTAACACCAGTAGCAAGTAACGAAACAATTAAATTGACTGTTTCTGGAATTATTAATGATCTAAACAATGGCTTGGATCGTGAGAAAATTGCAACTAAATACGGATTGACTAAACAAGAAGTTAATGAAGTATTTAAGCACCCTAAATTGCAAGGTCTTCGTGTTAAGCGTAAGCCAGCTGTACGTTTTGTATTAGAAGATGATACAATGGTAGCTGAGCCTGTAAATCCTCAAATTACTGATTCAGTAACTATGGAGCCACAAACAGTAGATCCAAGCTTTGCAGATACATTTAACTCTTAATCTTTTAAATTAAAATCAAATGGCTGTACAGTCGAATAACTCAGAAGTAGAAGTATCAGGTGGAGTAACCCTGTATACAGGTATTGCACCAGTAAAAGTAATTGCAGTTAACCCAACTTTAGATGAACTTAAAGATTTAGGAATTAACGCTAAGACAGATCCTAACTATTCAGTCTCTATCAATAATGAAGAGTACAATAAAGTTACATTCTGGCTTGAATGTTCTAATCCTAACTTTAAAGTTAAGTTTGAGATTTTGATGCAAGCAAATCACCGTGAAAGTAAGACAGGTAAGTACATGTGGATCAACAATGTAGGTCAAACTACATGGTCTGAAGATGTACCTTCTTATGATTGGTGGAAGAATGCAGACAAAACTCGTAAGGCTTATGTTGGAGAAGATACATTGATTGATTTTACTAAAGCATGGGCTAATGTTGCTAATGGTGGAGAAGTATCATTTGATACTATTGATGCTATTGTTAAAGGTGATGTTAAAGAGCTTAAGCAATTAGTAACTGCATTGAAAGATAATTCTTTGCGTGTATTGATTGGTGTAAAAGATGAGAAGTATCAACAAGTTTATGGAAAACACTTTGGTCGTATTAAACCAATGCGTGATGCTGACTTTGTTAAAGCTTTGAAAGGTGACTATGGTAACTTTAATGCTGAATACAATAATGATCTTAAACTTCAAGTTTATACTCCTGCATTGTTGATAGCAGATGAAGATGCTGATACATCTACAGCAATGGGATCTGATGAT